GAACAAAAGACCTTCAGGTAAAGAAAGAGACGCTCGCTGGTAAACGCACTGACGACAGTTGGGCACCAAGGATCATCAACGCAGGAAATGACGCTTACAACGCATTCACTGGTCCTGGTGCTATGATCGTGATGGAACGTTCTCAGTTCCTATTCGAACATGACAATCACTGCATTCGTCTAGGCGATGTTCAGATCAAATTCTGTTACAAAACCACTGACACCTCGATCGGGACATTTTTGACTCAAGACGAAACCCTAGAATACACTTCAGAAGGGGATTTCTCGCGCAACGACTCAGAGCAACGTGCGCGCGTGGCCATTCTTATGGACCACGTTCTTGAGCTTTTACGCCTACCTGTTTGGTTCCGAAACTTCCATCTTGCCATCCGAAAGTACAAGGTGCAGAGCAGATTTTACGAGTTTAGCGCAACCGTTGAAGACCAGCTTCCTACTGGTGGTACAAACACCACGTGGCGGAATTCTTGGTTCAACGGTATTCAATTTGCAGTCACTTGCCGTCGCCTTCGGGTGACAAAGGCTCGTGCCGCTATCCTCGGAGATGACATTTTAGCTCGCACCCTCGAGATGATCAAGAACGTGGAGTGGAAAGCCGTTATTGACAAATTCAAAATGGTTCTGAAGGGATCTTCACCCCGCCTGCACGGCCAGGCCACATTGCTGTCAATGAGATGTTTTGCTCAGCGACCACAGCCCTGCTTCATGCCCAAGTTGGGAAAAGCTTTAAACAGGTTCAACGTGCGAGCCTGCATCAACGAGAGTTTATCGGACAGTCAGTACATGGCTGGTAAAGCATTATCTTATGCTTACGCGTTTCGACACGTTCCGTACATTCGTGATGCTTTCTTAACACGTTTTAAGTCTGAAGACACATCTGCACTCCGTTTGCAAGAGATGAGTTGGTTTGTCCGCTCATCCGGCATCACTGATGCTGACGAAATAGCTTCGTTAATCAAACGAGAAAAAGTGCTAGTGTCTGACGACGAGTTGATGGAGTTCCTAGTCGAGTTTTACGACATGGACCTCTTCGACTTGGACGAATTGATGGAAACATTTATTCTTTCGTCCGAACCCGGTATTATTGAACACCCCCTGGCAGAGAAAGTTCTCTGGGATTTGTGATTAAGGACAACCTCCCCCAATGTGGTCTTCGGATCAGCGTCGGCCATCAGCGGTAACTGTTGGTAG